CTAATCTTATTACCATCTGCTTGTAATAAGGCTCTCTTTAGAGTATCTGCCCATAACCTATTGTTTTTACTAGAATTGGTATTGCCTTTATTAACTTCTGCGGCAATCTCTCTAGCTTTTGCTAAATGTTCGTTTAATTCCATGACTAATAACTAGGGTAGCCTAGTTCCTCGTAAGTTATATTACTTTAAATTTTCTAGTTTATATATCGCTGTTAAAAATACTGCTACGATCTCGTCTATCTTATTTTGTAATGCTGTATCGTCTTTGCTATATGCTTTATAACGATTATTTTCTATGTATTGTAGTTTGTCAGCTATACAGTATAAAGGTTCTTTGTATGATTTTTTCTCTGTAAGTATAGGTATATCTAATAGGCCATGTGCGCCCTGTGTGATTTCTGCTAGATCATCTGTTAAGTCTAATAGATTCTCGTAGAAGTTTTGTAGAGCTTTATGTTGTGAATAGCTTTTAGTAGATAAGTGGTATCTATGTGCTAGTTCTCTAGCTAAGAATAGTGTGGCTATAAATTCATTCATATTAGGATACCTGTGTGTTTTGTGGCATTGGTTTAGCTAATCCTACACCAAATCTGTTTTGACCTTGTGATTGTCCCATACCCATAGGGCCTTGTGGTGCTTGTGGAGCTTGATTCATGTTAGGTATTGGTGGTTGCATGTTAAATGATGCGTTTGATTGTGGCATTTGCATGCTGCTCATCTGTGGAGTAGGGTTACCATATTGTCTTGGTGCTAACATATCCGGTTGTGCTTGTGGCATGCTTTGTGGCATACCTTGCATAGGCTGTCTAGGTTGCATAGGTGGTTTAGGCATATTTGAATTACTAAGAGCCTGACCTAACATAACATTGCGTGGTTGTGGCATTGTTTGTGGTGGCTGCATTGTTTGGAAGTTGTTTTGTGGTGAACCGATCATATTATTTACTCATTAGGGCTTGCGCTAGTTTATGGGGATCTTTCTTTACGCCTTCTGCTGCTAGTTTTTTAGCTGTAGCTTGTGGAATGCCTACTTTTTTAGCAATAGCAGGATTATGCTCTGCGGCTCTAAAAAGCTTATTCTGTTTGGCTGAGTAAGGCATCTTGTTCTTTCTGGAGTAATTTGGGTATTTCTTTTTTGGTTGTATCACCATCTCTAATACATTCAGGGCAAGTAGGGTAGCCTGTGTAGTCGTACACATCTCCGCAATCTTGGCATACTGTGATTTTCACTTTGTTCCCTATGTAATGATATAAAAAAAGCCCACGTTTTAAGTGAGCTTATGTGAAAGCAATAGATACAATTCTCCCACAACTGCGATTATACCAAAACTGACTATGCTTGTGTATTATTTATACGATTGTTTGCTATCTCAAAGCAATCTTTATCTAGCTCTATGCCTATAAAGTTCCTGTTAAGGTTCTTACAAGCTACCCCTGTAGTTCCTGACCCCATAGTAAAGTCTAATACTGTTTGATTTTCTTTGGTGTACGTTTTTACAAGATATTCCATAAGTTGAATTGGTTTTTGAGTAGGATGAACTCTGTTTCTTTGATTAGCATTTGATATAGTTAAAATACTCTTAGGCAAAAATGAGTCATAAATTCTTTCCTTACCATCATGTTTTTGTAATGGAGAGCTTTCACTTTTTGACTGAAATGAATTTTTCTTAATTTTATCTCTAGGAGTTGTAATAGGATAATAGTTAGGGCTTGACTTAGCAAATACTATACAATGCTCGTGATTAGTCATTGGTCTATATTTTGCTATTTGAAAACCACTTGGCTTTACTTTATCCCATATCCATTCATATTTAAACATTTTAGGATTAGACATTACTAATGCAGAAGTAAATGGTTGACTTCCAAACAATACTATTGCACCATTGTCTTTAATAACTCTTTTTAATTCATTCCACATAGGCTCAAAAGGAATAACACTATCCCATTTACAAGCTGTAGTTCCGTAAGGTGGGTCTGTAATAATTGCATCTATACTAGCGTCAGGTATAGTTTTCATCATCTCTAAACAATCACCATGCAATAAACTAAGCATTTATACGTCTACCTGCAATTGTCATAAGGTTGTCCATAGCAAGTTCTAACTTAAATTCATAAGCAAATGGCTTCCTAGTCTTTAAAAAGCGTGTATAGATAGCTTCCTGTTGTTCCTGTGGCAAACTATGTATGATTGAGTCTATTGTATGTACATTTTTTAAGTCTTGAGCTGATACCATATCTTCAAACGCATCTGCTGTAGACTCGCCACCTGAACTCATGCCTATGCTTTTCTTTGGAAAGCCTAGCTTATGGCTATCATGTGACTTCATATATAAAGCCTAATCCTCGCATATACATAATAAACGATCCATACTAAGCATTTTTAACCTTTTCTTCTATAAGCCTGGCAAACCTTATCATGCGTTCTACGCTAATCGGTTCGTAACCTGTTGGAAATACTTTTTTGTATATAGCAATAATATCTTCTTGCGTCATGTTCCTATTTTCACTCCTTCACCTACTATGGAACTACCATGAAATGAATCTTGATCTGGGTTAAATCTTAAATTATGTTTAGCATCTTTTTCGTTATAGACTTGTGAGCCTTTTATTTGATCTTCTGTAAACTTTACTTCATGGCCAAATATAGATTGTAATGGATGTGGCTTAGGCTTTAGGTAATATGTAATGTCATTGTATTTATATGATGATAGATGATCTTCATTTCTAAGCCTATACATAACCCATTTAATTCTGTTGTAATGTACACCTAATTTTAAAGACATATCTTGGCAAGTCATTTTATCCTCGCCTATTGCTTCCATGACTGCATCTTTATATTGGTAATAATACTGCTCTGATTGAAATTTCAACTTAAGTCTTTCACTTTACAATGCCACTTCTTTTTATCGTCTTGAAACCAAGCGTGGACATGAATGATAATACCACTTTCACGAACTTTACCTACATTATCATGGTCAGCTATTTTATTTATTCTAGCACTCATGTTGGATGCTGTAGTGGTTTGCACACCTAATATTTGTCCAGGTTTTAAAGCTATAATATCTACAAACCCCCAAAGGTCTTGACGTATTCTTGCGTAACTATTCCAATGTTCTGTAATCCAAGGAAACCATCCTTCTTCTCGTAATTTAGCTAGACTCAGTTGAGTTGGTGACATCTTTGCCATTATCTACTTTCTGGACTTCTCCGGTGGATTTATTAAGTTCGTATTCAGGTAACATGTCATCATTGTTAAGTTTTTGTTCATTGATGCGCTTACGAAATATAAGATCAAAGTTTTTTTCAAACTCTTTATTGTTCATGCGTGATTGTAATAAATCACCTGTGATAGGATTTTTATCTGCCATAATTATTCCTCGTTACAAGAATTAACAATATAAACACAAGCTGCTTCAAAAGCTACAAAGATTACTGCAAAAGGTAAAAATAATATACCTATGATACCTACTAAATATTTCATTTTACTTCCAAATGATTGTTTTCAAATAACCAGCCTATAGTGCGCCTGTGAGCTTCTTCCCATAATGCTATACGTTCTTCACGACTTAACTCATTACTACTATCCATCATAACATGATGCTTATGGCAGCAGTAACTTATGCGAAAATCGTGACTTTTAATTCCAGTGCCTTTTTTATCACGCAATTGGTTACTATGACATGCTACCACAGTTCCGTCATTACTGCCACACAAAACACATGGTGCATCTTTAGCTAATTTTAAAAGTTTAGGGCTTCTATAGTTCATAAAAACATTACTTGTTGGGTTTGTATATTGCCACCTGAATCATAAGTTTTACTATCACCTTTTGGATAAGGCATGACTTCATATAATAATTTTGATCTTAAAACCTTTTTATCTGTTTTTGATCCATGAAACAAAATATATCTATGTTTTCTACTTCTTTCTGTGTAATAAAAATCATCACCATATTTTTCTTTAATAGATTCTAATGTCATTCCATCTGATAAAGTTTTACTATGTTTATGTTCTAGTCCTTTAACTGTCCAATCAACTCTATTTGCTGACAATCCTGTATAAAGAAAGTTAGTAGATTGATAAACATATCCAACATGGCCTTGACTGGTATCAGCATAACTAACAACTATTGTTGGTCTTGGAAGTAATTTAATTGAATTAGCAACTAAAAAGCTAGATTCATTTTTATTGTTTTCCATTAAACAAAGCCTATTTAATTCTAAAACTTTATCTGAATATTCTTTACCACATATTCCCATACATAACGCTGGGCTTGCAGGTATACCATAAGTAACAATTCCTTTTAATTGGCCATCAACATACAAACCAAAAGCAAACATTATTTGTGGAATACGTTTAGCATAATGCTTTTCAAGTAACCATTGATAAGTTTCTTTAGGCTGTATTTGAATAACTTGCACTATAAATCCCATCCCCATCCCATAGTTTGCGCCCATATTTCTATTTGATGCTGATATTCTGACATTTCGCTTGTAGTAAGTTTGGTAGTAGATTTGATAACTTCACATGGAAAGCCACATATTTCTGTTTGTGATCTAAGTAACCGGTAAGACATAAGTTCGTGCATGTTTTGTTTGTCTATGCCTAAATGGTTACCAATGCTAGTATAAAGCTCCCATAACCTTTCATTTTGCTCTAAACTACGACTTGCTTTAGCTTCTACAACTGTTACACGCCATCTTTTAGTCCAATCAAGTGATCTTAATTTTATAATCAGATTTTCTAGGTTGCTTTCTACTAAATTCCATTTCAGCATG